GCCAAAGTTGTACGCTTGTTACCTCCAATCTTTCAGAAGATCAGCTGAGGGAAAGATACGGCACCAGAATAGACGATAGGATGAGAGAAGTTTTTGAACGAATACATTTTCAAGGTAAAAGTTATAGGAAATGAATACAAGTTTTGAAAGGAGTGCAAAAGCTACGGATGAGTGGTACACTCCAAAGGAAATAGTAGATGCGTGCGGACACTTTGATTTGGATCCATGTTCACCTCCAGGCCGACTTTGGGATACTGCCACAAGGCATATTACGCCCGATGAGGACGGTTTGAAGCAAAATTGGGGGGGGGTAAGGGTTTGGTTAAATCCACCTTATAGTAGGCCGCTTATTGAGCGATTTGTAGAGAAAATGGTAGAAAACAACAATGGTATAGCATTGCTCTTTAACAGATGTGACAGCAAAATGTTTCAAGACATTATTTTCCCGAATGCAACAGCGATCCTGTTTGTTAGAGGACGTATAAAATTCTACAGACCAGACGGAAAGAAAGGCGAAAGCCCAGGGTGCGGTAGTGTTTTGATCTCATTCGGTGAGGGTAACGCTGAGGCACTGGAAAGATGCAATATACCAGGTAAATTTATAAGACTTAAATAGTATGCAACAAATTTCAGATTGGAATAAAATTCGTGATGAAGTACACGAAAATGCCGTAAGACATGGTTTTTGGGATAACAACCCAAGTAATGAACATTTCCTGTGTCTGGTTATATCTGAGCTTATGGAAGCCGTGGAAGCAGATAGAAAATCCATGCGCACGGATAAGTCCATTTTGCCTCATTTCAAGAACCCAGAAGAATACAGCCCAACAGGTGCTGGTTATAGCGGTTACTTTGAAATGTATGTAAAAAACACGGTTGAGGACGAATTGGCGGATGCGATTATCCGTATCTGTGATTTAGCTGGAGCCAACGGTATTAATCTTAATGTGCCAGAAACTCCTATGCCGATGTTCCCAGAAGCGAAAAGCAGCTTCACGGAGAATATTTATCAGATCATTCAGAAACTTGTAGATGAAAACAGACCTTTGGATGAAGCTTTGAATCTTTGCAGAAAGCAGATATGCAAACTGGCGGTTTGTCTGGAAATTGATCTTTCCTGGCATATCGAAAAAAAGATGCTCTACAATACTCTGAGAAAGTATAAACATGGAAAATCCTATTGATATGAAACAGGCAGCAAAGAAGAAAGTGATTATCACTTTGTGTAAGGTTTTCCCAGTTGCTCATAGTAGAGCTGGGCAACCTACAGGCTTTGAGGGTAAACTGAAAGCTGGTGAAAAGATCCACACCATACGCTACAACGCAAAAGGAGTATGGGATGAGCGATACAAGGGTATATCTTCTGGGAAAAAGTATTTAAGTGTAAGGGAATGGACTGGCCGACCTTACAATTCGGAACAAAGGGAGTTTGCCCAGTATGAGAAGATAGGGCTGCAACATATCACAATGACGAATTGCGCTACAGATCCATACCCTCAGTGTTGGGTGGATGGTAAGGAAATACCAATTCAAGAGATTGCCAGGAATGACGGTTTGAGTATAGAGGACTTTGTAGAGTGGTTTTTCGGCAACAACAAAGAAAACACCTTTGAGGGTGTAGTAATTCACTTAACCGACTTTAGATATTGAGTTATGGATAGGTGTAAATTGAAACAGGAACTAAGCGATGAGTTATGTGCTTATTGCCCCTGGAACAAAGGCGAAATAGAACATTTGGCAGATTCACTATGTGAGGGTGCTTATTGCGATGATGCTCTGGATTCCTTTGTAGAGGAGAACGAAAATTATTTTGATGATTCAGATAATGATTAAAATATATGGAAACTAATGCAACAAAGAGGACTGATTTATTCCTCATAGATCCAAGAAATATAGTGGTTGTGGACGGCTTCAACGTTCGTAGGGATTTTGATCTGGATGAGCTTAAGGAGCAGATCAAGGCGAATGGCGTTCTTAACCCTCTTACCGTTATTCCTTTCAAGGAAAACGGAGTAGAGAAGTACAAACTGGTGGATGGTGAAAGACGGTATAGGGCTACAATGGAAGCGATTGCTGAGGGTGCAGATATTCCCTGGGTGAAAGCTTTGAAAGCTCCCAAAGATGCAACTACAGAAGATCTGTATATTGAGCAGATGATGAGAAATGAGGGCAAACGCTTTACCGAATACGAATGTGCGATAATGTTTCGTAGATTCAAAGAAGAATTTGGCTACAGCCAGATTGAAATAGCAGACAAGTTCAAGAAATCACCAGCGTTCGTAAGCAAATGCCTTTCTCTTTTGGATTTGCCTCCATATATCCAGGAAAAGATCTTGAAAGGTGAGCTTTCGGTTAAGGCAGCGAAAGAGATTGCGGCTAATTACGGATCGGAAAAAGAGCAGGTAAAGGCTGCAAAATCGGCTGTCAAGTCTGCCCATGAACAAGGTAGATCCATTGCGACAAATAAGGAAGTCCTTAATTCTCTTAGGGATTCAAAGGAGGCAAAATCAATAGCTGAAGCTTTGAGAAAGGTTTGGGCATGGATGGATGGTGAAACCGTGATTGATATTGACCGCATGGCCTCTATCCTGGAACGTACCGAGAGTTTAAGTAAAGCAATTAAGGAATACAAAAAGAAGTAAATATGAAAGTATTGTTTTTTGACCTGGAAACTACAGGCACTATGGTAAACAAGCATGGCATTCACCAATTAAGCGGTTCTGTTGTGATTGATGGAGTTGAGAAAGAAAAGTTTGATTTAAAAGTACAGCCAAATCCGAAAGCTGAGATCGTACAGGAAGCACTTGATGTTGCTGGCGTGACCAAAGAACAAATCCTTGCATATCCTCCTATGGGTGAAGTGTATAACAAGTTTATAGCCATACTGAATAAGTATGTAAACCGCTTTGATAAAAAGGATAAGTTTTTCCTTGCTGGTTACAATAACGCAAGCTTTGATAATCAGTTTTTGCGTGCCTGGTTTATTCAGAACGGTGACAAATATTTCGGATCATATTTTTGGAGCAATTCTATAGACGTGATGGTATTGGCCACACCTTACCTTGCGGCCAATCGTTCAAATATGGAGAATTTCAAGCAAGGCACCGTTGCTAAGTATTTGGGTATTCCTGTTGATGATACGAAGTTGCACGATGCCATGTATGACATTGAAATCTGCAAGGCTATTTTTGACATTGTTTCACCTAATAAATTGTAAGTTATGGAAAAAAAGAAAAATATTGTTTACCCCGATTTTTGGGCAAAACGTAAGAATATTATCAGACCAGACTTAAAAAAAGAGCTGGAGGACACGGCAAATAGGGAGCCAGAAGTAACGGATAAGTACGGAGAGTATAAGGTAGGTACATTCTTGCATGGTTGCACTATTGTTACCGTTGAACGTGAAGATAACCTCTGGTGTTTGCATATCTATAGCGAACGCCCTATAGGTTTGCCTCTGATCCGTGAGATTCGATATAAATATCTGCCAGATGATGCCCTTATAGCACAGGTTTACGGATCCAGGGTGGAAGATAGCAAGCTTGATGGCATTATTCTTTGTGAAGTTCCTAAAGTCATGGAGGAGAGCAAATGATCTATATTGGTATAGATACTGGTGTAAATACAGGGATTGCAATCTGGGATAACAGAAAACGATCCCTGGAAATGGTTACAAGTATGGCGATTCACAAGGCAATGGACGAAGTGAGGCACTGGAAAAAGGTTGCAGAGGGGATGGGCACTAAGCTTGTAGTAAGAGTTGAGGATCCAAGACAGCGTGTGTGGTTTGGTACCGAAAGGATGAGTAGAGAGGATGAAAGGAAAAGACTGCAAGGCGTTGGATCGGTCAAACGTGATGCTTCTATCTGGGATGCCTTTCTTAAGGATTCTGGGATCATCTATGAAATGGTTGCACCGAAAATGAATACTACGAAGATTTCACACGATGGTTTTGTTAGAATGACAGGATGGTCGAAGCGAACTAATGAGCATTCGAGGGATGCGGCCATGTTAGTTTATGGATTTTGATATATTTTGCACTTAAAAGTGTGTCTAATAAACACATTTTGTTTATCTTTGCATTATTAACCGAGTAAATTTTAATAATATGACACCTGTATTTTTAATTAGCTTTGTTCTGGCGTTTCTCACTTTCTGGTTACTGGGAGGTAGAGAATTTATCGGTGAATGGTTATTGTCGCTTTTCCCTAAAGACTATCTACAGGTAGGCGATAAAGCGCAAGTGTACCTTAATGGGAAACACAACAGATCTGCCACTATTACGAAAGTAACAGACGCAAGCCTGGTTATCTATGATAAAATTCCCCTTGCTATTGATTACAGGGGGCGATTCTACGCTACTGGTATAGACAATAATGATGGAAGCAAGCTCCTGTATCTTAAGACCAGAAAGCACTACAAGTTTGTCCGTGCCGCTGAGCTTATCAAAAAGGCATTCAATGTACAGGATGAGGCCGAAAACCTAATTCCGAGCGATGAGGGGCTGGCAAAGTCCGATAATGAAACTGAAACGGAGGCAGACCATGAAAGTTAGTGAAGTTACATACAGGAATATTTCAGATCTTCACCTGTTACCAGAGAACCCCAGAACAATAACGAAAGATTCTTTCAAACGTCTGGTGGATTCTATCAAAACAGATGGGTTTTACAGGCATAGACCTTTAGCTCTTGTAGAAAGAGAGGGTAAATTAGTCGTTTTGGATGGAAACCAACGTCTAAAAGCCGCAAAAAGGTTGAAGCTTAAGGAAGTTCCTACCGTACTTTATACTGAAACAACCCCAGAGGATGAGCGAAAAATCATCCTCAGAGGTAATATCAATAATGGGGAATGGGATGCAAACGAGTTACAGACTGGCGAATTTTGGCAAGATGTGGACTTTGGCGATTTCGGCTTGTTTTTCCCAGATGATGATGAAAAGCCTAAAAAAGGTAAGAAACAGGCATCGGCTGAACCAGATGAAGCCCCAAATGAGCCAGAAGATGATGAGGACGAAGAAGAAAATGAAAAGGAGGCTTTCTATAGGTCAATGTTTAAAGATGTTCTTTATGAAAGCGACAATATTTTTGAGATTCCTAATCTGCTTCTGGAAATGCAAGCTGGCAAGGTAGAAATGCCTCTTTCTCCCTGGGGAGCAAACAGCCGATTAAGGAAAGATGTTTCAACCTATCATTTCTATGTGGATGACTACAGGTTTGAAGCGTTGTTCAAGGATCCTATCAAGCTATTAACAAGCGGCTGTAAGGCGGTAGTGGAGCCTAATTGTAGCTGCCATGATCAAACGCCTATTGCGTGGGGTATTCAGCTGATCTACAAGAAACGCTGGCTGTGTCGTTACCTACAGGAATGCGGTATTAAGGTGTACGTGGATCTGAATGTTTCCCACAAATTCATAGAGTACAATAAAATGGGAGTTCCGAAAGGATATAATGCTTTCTTTACCCGTGGGTTGGACGGTTGGATGGAAAGTCTTAAATCGGATCTTCAAGTAGCCCAAGAGATTTCTGGACTGGAAAAGCCTAATCTTATCGTGTATGGAGGTGGCGAAGAAATAAAGGATTTCTGTAGAAAAAATGGGCTTTTATATATAACTGATTTTATTAACGAAAAAAAGAAGTAACTTTATGGGCAGAAATTCTGGCGGTGTAGTAAACATTAACGCTGGCTCTGGCAATTCAAAGGCTGTAGCTCATGCGGTAAAGACTTCAAGGCCGATTCATACGATTAAAGACAGATCGGTCGTTAAGGAGTTGCAAAGTGGTATATCACGTTTCCATGCCGTAATGGGAGTAAGAGAGAAAAGCATCCGTATAGCGGATTTGACTGCAATGAACGCTTTGGGCGTTACTTATCTTGGTGCTGATGGAAAGAGTACAGGGATCTTGCTTAACTCCAAATTCTTTGACAGGAAAAAGAAAACGATCGCAAGTGACGTGAAGAAAAACCATTATGACAGCGGTTTCAAGAATAAGACAAATGCACCTTTGCAACATACAATAACGCATGAATTGGCACACGCTACATGGAATGCGAGTATGAAAACAGCCAAAGCAAAGGCGGCTGGTAAAGAGATCAAGGCTCTTTATGGAAAATTCTTGAAAGACAAAAAGAAAAAGGGCTATGGCTCTTATGGCAAGACAAACGTAAGTGAGTTCTGGGCTGAGGCTGTAACAAAGGCCATTCATGGCAACTCAGACAAGTACACACGTAAAGTAAAATCTATTGTGAAAAAATATAATTTATAAATTATAAAACAGAAAGCGATATGGAAGAAAAGAAAATTGTTTTGACAGCTGAGGAAAAAGAAGTTATTCGGCAGCAACTTAATGGAGAGTTCGGAGCTTTTACAGCAACTCCCACACAGCAACAGCTTATTATGGGTGTGACCGACAAGGCAGAAGCCTTATTGGACGAATTGGATGCTTACGATGAGCTGGACGGTGATCTGATACAATGGTACTGGGATAAGTATAAGGCACAAGAGGGAATTGTAGAATAATTAACCAGGTAAAGAGAAACAGGGGTAAATACAGCCTGTTTTTCTTTGCCTTTTATGTGTGTTTGTCGAACGCATATAATCGGCGAATAAACGGCGAAAATCTAAAGATATGGCACGATTTGAGAAAGGGAACAACAAAGGGCACAAGTTTTCAAGCGATTACCAACCTGGGAAAGCTGGAAGAAAGCCTAAGATCTTTTCCGTCCTTAAAAAGAAGTACGGTATAGATCTGGCTTCCAATGGTGCGTTTACAAATGGGCAGATCATTGATTTGCTCCAGTCGTTGCTATGTGTTGATATTAGGCAGACTACAGCCCTTAACGCCTCTGTTAGTGCCGACATGAAACGGATTGCGGAAAAGATTAAAAACGGAAGTCTGCCAGATAAGCTTGATAAGAGTGAGATTATTAGCCAGGTTTTCATAGTCCTTTCACAGGCGATCAACAGAGAGGCCGCTAAGGGTGAGAGTTACACAATCCGCTGGATCATCGAATACTTGTTTGGAAAGGCTACCCAACCTATTGAGAGTGAAGTTGAGCTAACGAATAACAGCATGGATTTGTCTGCACTCACAACAGAGGAACTTATGCAATACAACGCCTTGCTGGATAAGATTAGAGTAAATGGCACGAAATAAGGTATCTAATATTCCTCTTGCGCTTGTTGTGAAGATGGAGCTTTTCATGCGTGGCTGCTTTGACTTCATAACGAGTAAGGACGGTAAGAAGCATGAAAAACAGGATGCCGCTTTGAAAATCCTAACGGATGATGAGCACGTAGAAATTCTGTATGGTGGAGCTGCTGGAGGTGCTAAGTCGTGGACTGGTGCTGCCTGGCTCCTTTTTATGTGTCTTTGCTATCCTGGCACTAAGTGGTTTATTGGCCGTGCTGAGCTTAAGCGAATAACCCAGAGTACATACATAACGTTTAAGCGAGTGTGTTCTATGTATGGGTGCCCAGATGATCTTTGGAACTACAACGGCCAGCTTAATTATATTCAGTTCTATAATGGCTCCAGAATAGACTTCCTGGATCTTCAATATAAGCCTGGTGATCCTCTTTATGAGCGTTACGGATCCATTGAATTTACAGGTGGATGGATCGAGGAGGGTGGCGAAGTGAATTTCGGTGCCTATGACACGTTAAAGACACGTGTAGGCCGATGCCTTAATGCTGAATACGGTTTGAAAAGAAAGCTTTTTATCACCTGTAACCCTAAGAAAAATTGGATGTACGATTTCTTTTATAAGCCTTTTATAAAAGGGGATCTTGCATCTTATATGAGTTATATAGCGTGCCTGGTACAGGAAAATCCTTTCATAGATCCAGACTACATAGAGGGGTTGAAAACAACCTCTGATAAAGTGAAGTTTGAACGTCTGTTTAAAGGAAACTGGGAATATGACGATAACCCCAACGCATTATGTTCTTACGATAATATTTGCGCCATTTTCGGCAATATCCTTGCTATTAAGACAGGTGTATTCTATATAACTGGTGATGTTGCACGATTTGGAGCTGACCATGCACGTTTAGCGGTTTGGAATGGATGGTTTATAGTTGAGATCCATTGTTTCCCTGTAAGTAAGACAACGGACATTCAGACCTGGATCACAGCGAAACGAAAGAAATACCGAATACCGAAACACAGGTGTATAGTGGATGAGGACGGTGTAGGTGGTGGTGTTGTGGATAATTGCGATATACAGGGCTTTGTGAACAACTCCACTCCTTTTGCTGGTGAAAACTACCAGAACCTACAAACTCAGTGCGGTTACAAGCTTGCTGAACACATTAACGCCAATGAAGTAGGTATTGATGAGGACATAGTTAGCCAGTCTGATAGGGAGGAGATAATAAGAGAGCTGGAACAACTGCAAACGTGGAAAGCTGATTCAGACGAAAAGCTAAAACTGAAACCAAAGGTGGAAATCAAGAATGATATAGGCCGTTCACCAGACTGGAGGGATATGTTATTAATGAGATCCTGGTTTGATTATAACGAATATGATATACCCGATAATCTTGAAAGGGTATTAGGTTTAATTTCATAAATTAAAGACGATGGGAATTTTAAATGTAATCAAAAATGAGGTTAAAGCTGCTATCGGCTACCAACAGAGCTTTACCGAACTGCTTGTTTCTAAAGATGTGGCCAGAGCGTTGTCTATGATGTACGATTGCTCTGTAAACGCTACAAAGAATTTGCGTGATTATGAAGTCAGCACTCATGGGGTTATGGATATTAAAGACAGACCTGTGTATGATAAAAACGGGAATTTCTTGCGCTGGGTTAAGCGGAATAAAATACCTATTCCATATCCGAAATACATTAATGAAATATCTTTGGTATTCCTGTATGGCAGACCTGTGAAATGGACGCAATTATCAGAGAACACAGATTATGGCTTCGACAAATACAAGGAGTGGATGCGTAACATTCGCTTTGATGCTGCTGTGAGAGAGGCTAAGCGTGCTGCTGGTGCAGAGGGAACTTCTGCCATTTTATACCACATATACAAGGATAAGAACGAAAACCCTAACCTTTTGCTGAATGTCCTTTCAAAGAAGAATGGGGATAATATCTACATTGTTAAAGACCAATACAAGAGGCTTAGATCATTCGCATGGGGATATTATCTTACAGAGGCTGGTAATAGAACAATTTACCATGTCGATATTTACACGAATGAAGCATTATACAGAGCAAAGAGAGGTGATGTAGGCTGGGAAGTGTTGATTGTGAAAAATCCTATCGGTAAGATCCCTGTATTGCTCTTTGAACAGGAACCAGAGCACGCAGATGTACAACCGATGATCGACCGATCAGAACGAATGGAAAGTACGGATGCAGATGTAAACGACCGTTTTTCTAACCCTGCTATGGTGGCCACTTCTGAAATCCTTAACTCTTTACCAAAGGCTGAGGACGAAGCAAAGCTGTTTATCCTTAAGAATGGTGGCAAGGTTGAGTATTTGACCTGGGATCAAGCCAGCGAAAGCAAGAAAAACCAATTTGAACGCCTTGAAAAGCATATCCTTTCCAAGAGTTTCACTCCAAACGTGGACTTTGACAATATGAAAGGGTTGGGAAATATGTCAGCTAAGGCCATTCGTAAAGTTATGCTTCTGGCTGTTATTAAAGCCGAAAAGCACAAAGAAAACCATGATGGATATATGAACCGCCATGTATCACTTATGAAAGCGATCCTGGGCAACGTATTGGACTATGTACACAAGTCAGAATACGATGCGTTGGAAATTGGGCACGAATTTCAAGAGCCGTTTGGCGATGATGTTAGTGAACTTCTTTCCGATCTTTCAAAGCAATACAATGATGGTGCTTTGAGCCGTGAAACATACGTTGAAATGAGCTATCTGGTAAAAGATTCTAAGGCAGAGATTGAGCGTATCAAACAAGAGGAAGCCGAAGCTTTGGAAAGACAGCAACAAATGAATATCGTTGATGTATTCGGAGGTGGTGAATGATAAAATTTAGATGATGGCAAAGACGATCAATAACAACCCCAAAGGCTACCATTGTCGGGATTGCATACATTCATACGATTACCACGAAATAGGGGCAAGGGGTGTTCCTTTCCTTTGTAGGTGCCCCTATTTCAATTATTCAAAATTCCTTGATCGGGATTATTGCAAAAACTTCAAACTGAGGTAGTAACTATGGCAAAGAAACACATAGATTTTCAGAAGCAACAACAGGAGCTTTTCAAGCGAACGGAGGGTTACGCCTCAGATGTACGCAAGATCTACCTGGAGGCACTGGGAGAGATAATTAACCTGGTAAAAGGCACTGAATTGGAGAATGGAAAACCTTTCTCCTTTTCTGGGTATGGTTTTAGCGATAAAGTTACGCCAATTCTGAGGAATATGTATAGCCGAACATATCAGATAATTAGAAGCGGTGTTAAAAAAGAGTGGATCCTATCCAATGAGAACAACGATAATCTGGTAAAAAGTGTGTTTGGCAAACAATCCATAGAAGATAATCACTTTGCACGTTTCTTTAGGCGTAACATGGAGGCTATGGATGCTTTCTTTGCCAGGAAAACAGACGGTTTGGATCTTTCGCAAAAGGTATGGAAGTACACGGGAATGTATAAGGAGGAACTGGAGAAAACTCTGGATCTTGCTATTGGTGAGGGAACACCAGCCAACAGGTTAGCCACGAAAATAAAAGGCTACCTACAGGAACCAGATAAATTCTACAGGCGTTTTCGTGTTAAGATAGGCGAAGATGATGAGGGAAACCCTATTTATGGCCGCAAGTGGAAACGTAGGATCTGGGATAAAGATAGCGGATCCTACAAATGGATAGATGATAACCCTAAAAATTATCATCCTGGGAAAGGCGTTTACCGTTCCTCTTATCGTAATGCCCAGAGGCTTGCACGTACAGAAACTAATATGGCTTACAGGGAGGCTGATTACACACGATGGGCTGATCTTGATTTCGTTGTAGGTATAGAGATCAGACTAAGCAACAATCATCCTGTTAGTGATATTTGTGATGAGTTACAGGGTGTATATCCGAAAACACTCAGATGGGATGGCTGGCATCCTAATTGTCGATGCTCACAGGTGCCTGTACTCGCTGGTGAAGATGAAGTAGAAGCTATGTTGGAGAAAATAATGTCTGGTGAATACAATGAGGTTATAGCAGATAGCCAGATAGAAGAATATCCAGAAAACTTTAAGGACTGGGTAAAGAATAACGAGGAGCGATATAAACAGGCTGAACTGAAAGGCACTCTACCCTACTTCATAAAGAAGAATAAAGCCGATATAGATGAGATTATAAACCCTCTCACGCCACAACAAAAGCACCATAAGGAATTAGTAAAGAAGTATGGAGAAAATGCCGTAGAGAGCCTGTATAACGCTTTTGAGGCTTTCAAAACAAAGATCTCCTCTGGTGATCTGGCGTATCAGATTAAAAAGCTCAAATTTGAAGCTCAGTGGGTAGCCGATAAAAACAAGTTCCCCACCTCTCCAGAAATGGTGAAGATGCTGGAGGCAGAGCTGAAAAAGGTACAGGCTCAGTACGATCAGCAGCTTGCTATCGCTGAGGCAAACACAATCCTGGGCTATAAGAGTAAGAGCAAAAACCTTAACGCCATTCTGGGGGATCTGAATAGTGCCATAGCCGATGGAAAGACTGCAAGCGAGATTAACGCTCTGACAGCTCAGGCAAAGGCAAAGATCGCAGAGATAGAAAAGGCACGCCTGGCAAAGCTGGCTAAATCTGCTGGAGGTGATGGCTCTACTCTGGATCTGTTTGCTACTGCTGAGGAGAAACTGGAGCTGGCACGCCTACAGGATCTCTATGATAAGGCGATGGATAGGTACGGATCCCAGTGGCATTCTGAGGTAACAGGAGCCTATGAGAGGCTGGCTGCCTACAGAAAGGAGCTGGCTCTGAAATATCGCTCCCACCAGGGCAAACTGGTGAAGCTGAACGGAGAAACTGATGAGCTGGCAAAGCAAGCCCTGGAGGAGTATATCAATGCCCCAGAGAATCACAATGCCAGTACGGTTGTGGGTGGTAGGTTTGAGCAACATAGTACCGAAAGGCGAAAGATGGAGGAGTACAGCAAGCTAACAGGCATACCTGTAGAGGAGCTGGCTCTGATAAATCGCTACACATACGGATCCAAGTGGTGCAATAATTATGGTTATGGCATAGTAGATAGCTACTTTGGTAAGGTGGAGGATTACGGAGGGCTTTGCCAGAAATTCTACCCAGCGTGTAATGCTGCCCTGGAGAAAATGCCACGCTATAATGGTACGGTGTTCTCAGGAATCAGCTTTGATCCTATGAAGCTGGATCAGTACATTAAGGAAATGAAAGCCTGTATGTCCTCTGGTACCGCTTATGTGAATAAGGCGTTTATGAGTTCAACCACCAGCATAGACCGTACAACCATATTCGGTGATAACCTTATGCTGGTTATCAAGAGTAAAAAGGGTGTGGATGTTAAGGCGATCTCTCACTATGCAAGTGAGGATGAGATAGTATTTCGTGCTGGATCCAAGTTTAAGGTGCTAAAGGTTTACCAGGAAACAACCAGAAAATACGGCTTTGGTCGTGGATGGGTTGTAGAAATGGAGGAGATATAAAGAAAGGGAGGCAAACACCTCCCTTTTTCATTCTTTTTTGCCTGTTTCAAAGGCTTTCTCCCAGTCTGTGGTATCTCCGTATGGATTTGGGCTTTTACCTGGTAAATAGTCCTTGATTAAGCCCTCTTTCCACTCCTTATAGGCATCCTCCAGGCTTACGCTCGTATCTGCCTTATCCAGGTAGGAGAAATGGAAATCTCTCTCATACTCCCAGAATTTTGCTGCCAGTGGGTGGAATGTGTCATTTGTGTACGGATTCTCTTTCTCACCTTTGTACCAGTGGTAGTGTGAATAATCCTCTGTGATCCCAGAGAAAAACCCCTCTTTGTTCCAATCTTCTGCCATAATTACCTCCGTTGTGATCTAAATTTAATATCCTGGGCAAATATAGCGATAACACTACAGAAATCGCTATATGTTACCTCTCCTTTCCTGATATGTGCTATAACGCCCTGTGGATCCTCTTTCAATACATTTGCAAGTATGGAAATAATTGGAAAGCCACATTCGGCAAAGGCTCTAACCTCTGCATTTGTAAGTATGCCCTTTGTCTTAACCTCTGAGATCGCTACCTGTAGCTTTCTCTGATCTGCTGCCTCCAGGAGCAT